TTATCACACTTATCATTATATCATCACTAAATGAAGAAATAGGTTCAAAACAAACACCCCGTGTAGGATTTGCACCCACGACCGATTCTTTAGAAGAGAATTGCTCTGTCTCCTGAGCTAACGGGGCATAGTCCCTCCTGTTTGTGCATTGTTAAGAGGCATGGAGGGGGTGGGACTTATTCAAAGTTTGGACCTTTGATGCCCATAAGTAGAGAGTGGTTGGATTCGAACCAACTACTGAATGTGTTGTCCACGTGCCTTACCCTTTGGCTTCACTCTCTGTGGGGCAACCTTCCACCCCTACATCTTACATTGAAACATCATCAAAGTCAACATCAGGATGCAGAAATTCTAAGTAATCTTCGTAATCAACACCAAGATATTCTGCAAACTCTTTGAGCTCCTGATGATGCTCTGTATAAATGATTTCCTTTATGTTTTGAATCACAGTAAACCTCCTCAATAACCATATCTGGAAATCATTTGTTCCATCCTATCCTCTCTATATTCATCTTCCATGTCTTCTGATTTATTATCCTCTAATTCATCATAGATGGTATCAGCATCTTTTTCGAGAAAAAGGGAAGTCATAGGAGTTTATAATTATAGGGGTGATGTTATGTATTTAGGAAAGGGATTACTCCCCTTCCTGTTGCTGAAACTCAGCATCAATCTTGTCATACAATTCAACAAAAGTTGTTTTAGTTTCATCATCAAAGCGATTGAGACAAACTTTGATTGCCTTATCTTTTTTTCCAAAGATGGAATATGCTTTGATGATGTGAACAAGACGACGAGTGGAAATGACTTCATCAATACCACCATCTGCAAAGGTCTTACGAATAATCTCAGACCAAGTGCACAGATGTTTAATAAAATCAGTGTGCTCTCCAACCATAGGAATACTAAGTGATTCTGCTACTTTTGTCAAGATTTTTGTCTCAACATTAATGGTAGGATACTCTTGCTCAAAGGTAATAGGGAACCTCTCAAGAAATGCCTCATTGAGCACATTGGTGCCAATGAACCTACCATCATCAGAACCTTTACCTTTAGTATTAGCAGTAGCAAACACATTGAACCCTTGTTTAGGGGTAACATGCTTACCAATTTTCTTCAGGAAGACACCCTTACCCTCCAAAATTGACTGAAGACACATGATTTTATTGGAAGCAAGGTCAATCTCATCAAGAAGAAGAATTGCACCACGCTCCATTGCTTCAACCACAGGACCATTGTGCCATACAGTTTCGCCATTGACAAGACGAAAACCACCAATTAGGTCATCCTCATCAGTTTCAATAGTAATATTGACACGAATCAGTTCACGACCCAACTGTGCACATGTTTGCTCTACACCAAAGGTTTTACCATTACCAGAAAGACCAGTAATAAAAGTGGGATAGAATAGACCAGAGGAAACAACTTTTTTAATATCACTAAAGTTACCAAAGCTGACGAAGGTATCATCTTTCTTAGGAATGAGGTTTTGGACAACTGACAAAAGGGAAGAAATGGTATCTTTTCCTTCTGCAGCAGGAGAGTTATAGGTGTCTTCCAGTTCTTTTACTGTTGCCTCCAGATTCCATTTACCACGACTAGTTTTATATGCTTGCAGATACTTCGATGCTGTAGCATAACTAGTGTTCATTTGATTTGCCACTGATTTGACTGCATTAGCATCAATTTCAGTACCAAATTGTTCCTTTAGCAAACTAATAAGTTGTTCCTGCATGGTCTTGGGTTGATTACTTTGTAATGATAGCATGGATTTGAGGTTTGGGAACCACTTAGTAGACAGTTCCCAAACTGGCACATCAAGCAATCATATCAACAAAAGAGGACAAAAGTTTCTTATTTGTCTTCTTTTTATTCAACATTTTAGCAAATGCTGATTTAATTTGTGCTTTGGTTGCACCTTCCTCAACTTCAAACTTTTCATCTTGCGAAAGTGAAGTAGTGGGAATTACATGGAATTGATCATAACCAGTTCCAGTGAATGTGATGAATTGTTCTTTCTTGTAAATTGACTTTACTTTCTCATAATCACCAAATTCCTTGCCATACCAATCATAGCAAGTCTTGAAATCCCTACCAGGAACAACCCTAAAGTTGATGAAGTTTACAGTAGAAAACCTATCTTTCAGAGTAGAAAGAAGAACTTTGGAATACTGTGGGAAGTTTCCATAGTTATAGGAAGAATAGATTCTACCATTAGTCCTGTTACGAACAGTAGTGTTAAATGCTTTAGTGAGGCTAACATATTCCTCACCACTATTATTCTTTTTCTTGATGGTAGTTGCATTCACATAACCCTCACCATCAGTCAGGAAAACAACATTCACCTTTTGAAGTTTGTTTTTCTTTTGAAAGTCAGGAATCAGCGAATGCAATGCAAGCATTGTATCACCAATAGGAGAACCAGACAAGTCAAGATGACGAGGAGCACAACCATTACCTTTCTGAAATGCCCAACATGCTGCCCAGATGTGCTTCATTTGAGCATCCAATTCACGAGAATTACTCTTACTGGTAAAGAAGTTCATCAGTCTAAATGACTGTTCTGGTGCAATAACACCTCCTACTTTCTTGTAGATAGGAGGATGATTTGGCTGCAATTCAACATAAGCATTGCAATCCACAGTGAAAGCATAAACTTCAAAGGGAATGTTGACCTTTTTACAAAACCAAATCAAATTAAACAGTTGCTTACAAGTATCCAACATCCAATGGGACATTGAACCAGACCAGTCAAGAATAAAGATAAGACCATGATTCTTACCATCAGGAATTACTGACACTTTTTTGAACAAATCTTCATTGAATTTGTAAGTATGAAGTTTGGATGTGTCAAGTACACCAGTACGTGCAGTAGAAGAACGAGCATATTGGTCTGCTGATTTCTTACATTCAAACTCCTTAACCAGATAAGAAACTTCTTTCTCTGCAGATTTCTTGTAAGAATTGTATTCTACCAGAACATTCTGATACCAATCCTTCATCCAACCAGAATGACTTTGATAATATTCTTCAGTTTTCTGATGAATGAAATCATTAGGAATAATCACATTCTCAAGAATAATTTCAGGAAGTTCCACATAGTTAGTCTCTTGACCATACTTGTTGGTCAAATCCTGTGCCTTTTCCTCAAAGGATTGTGAAGTCTTGGATTCAAACTCACCATGCTCATTGCTGGGTTCACGTCCACCACCAGCAGGAGTTTCTTGCTCCATAGTAATAGGATTTTCACCCTGTGATTCTTGTTGAGACTTAGAAGATTCCTCTGATTCTTGTTCAATATCCATAGAATCTTGAGTATTTTGTTCAGCATTCTCAGGAAGATCTACTTCTTCTCCACTTTGTCCTTGATTTTGAACAATTTCAGGCATCTCAGTGAGTTGTTTTTTCTTGTAGTTCAAGAACTGAACAATCTCACGAGCAATATCAAGAACTTCTTGGAAAGTTTCCAGTTGACTGATACGAGTCACAAACTCATTCTCTTCATCAGAGAAAGCAATATTGTGAAATGCACCAATCTTAAAATACATATTGATGCGATCAATAAAGGTAAGATTATCAAGATTCTCATCCTTCACTGAGAAGAAATCATCATTATTCAGTTCATTATATCCATTGTAAAATGTCTTAGAAAGACCAGGATACTTTTTCTTCATCAAACGTTCTACACGAACATCTTCAATTACATTGATAAAGTCCTTAGGAACATCAGCATACTCTTTTGTCCAATCAATATTATCAGTAAAGAGTGCATGTCCCACTTCATGACCTACAAGAAGATCATAAACAGTTGCAGATGCTTTATCCCATAAAGGAAGAACAAGAACCCTACGATCAACATCAAAGCACGCAGTAGGAACTTTCTTGTGTTCAATGATAAGGTTCTCAGTTGCCAGACATTTGGCAAGAGAACCTTTAACTTCAAGATTGACTGACATGTGGGATTTCTTTACTGTCCTTATAGGATAGCACAAAAAAAGGGAACTGGAGGTCTGTATGGACCAGTTCCCAAAGTGTCCTATAGGAGTTAAGTATTACCTATCCTTCAACCCTAACAGAGTGATTATAGGTAGATTTTAGATACTTGTCAAGTACTCATGCATTATGTCCTTCTAATAAGACACTGACACTTCCTAAATCAAATGTATCAGTTCCGTTAGCCATGGTGATGCGGATTCTGTCGAGGGTGGCAGAAAGAGATTTAGACCCTGAGGTTAGATATCCTATAGAGCTGGTGTGGCCGCTAATACTACCAAACATAGACCAAGTGTTTGTGCTAGCATCTATCAAGGTCAAGATGCAACTACCTGAATATAGGTTAGCTGCAGCCTGGTAACTTGTATTGAGGGTTAAAAGAAAAGCTGAAGCCAATGTTACACTAGCAATTCCACCTACAAAAACATGATTCGATCCATTGTAACCACTAGTCTCATATCCTCCAGAGTCACCAAGTTGTATTTGCATAGGTGATGTACTGTTTGTACTTACACCATTAAGCATAAAAGTAATTCTCTTTACCCAACTTGGGATGCTTGTGAATTCAACTGCGGTGCCAGTAGCAGATTTTACTGCTTCAAGTCTCATTAGTTCATAAAAAGAAGTCCCTACTACATCAGTTGCTTTATTTACAGCTAAAGTACTCATATCTTTATAATCTTTTTAGTTATTTATCAAGTTCTATCAAATGCAAAGGGAAGATAAGGTCCATTTGCATTCACATAATGAAAAAAGATTTGATGATGATATGTATCATCTTTTTTAAACACTCTTTGAATCCTATTATATTTTGATTCTAAAGGATACCTCCAGTGCTCTCTTTCACATCCTTTATAAATCACGGCATCACCATTTTTCATATTTACAAAGCTTTCATTACTATTGGGTGTCTCAAACCAAATAGGCCAAGGTTCTTTTCTATTTGTACTGATTTGAAGAGTAACACTCACTTCACAGGAAGGTCTATCACTATGTCTTTTTAGTCCTTGCCCAGTAAAATAAAATCTATCAAAATAATAAGTAGAATATAAATCAATACCTAAAGTATCTTCTACTTCTTTTTTGATAAGATAATGAAGTTCTTTATATGGAGGAAAATTATATCTTGATAATGAACCTTGAACTTGTTTTTCTTCTGGTTCATAATTAGATTTATTTTTTCCAAGATAATTAATTTGCCCTCTTTCTTTTGGAACTGGGCAAAAAATCATTTCTGGATTTGTTACCATACCTGGAACAAAAAGATATCCATTTTTTTCAAATGACTGATGATTAGTCATCTGATAGGTTGGTAAGGTTTGTTTTTGTGGATATTCTCTTTCCATCACTTCCACCGAGGCCCAATTGTCCACCCAACTAAAGATTTTCTTACTCCAGATTTTACTTTCTTTACTCTATGTGGAGTTCTTGAATCAAAAAATGCAATAGTCCCTTTTTGCTTTGGCATAAAATAAGGTTTCCCAGAACTATCAAGAAACTGGACTTCACCTCCAGTATATTCATCAAAATTTGAAAGTTGTAAAGTAAAAGAAAGTTTTCTCACATATTCTACATTTGTTGCAATAAAATCTTGTGGGTCATTAACACAAGAAGTTGTAATATTTTGTGGTTTATAACAAACATCTATACCTGAATCAGTATGCCAATTATAAAATTCACCTTCTGAGTATCTTGTATATTGTAGACTTTCACCATCAATACAAGTTAAATCATAAAGAAAATTTTCTCTATTTGCTCTTGTAGCATAATGCCAAAGAAACCCACCAATCCAGTGTGTAGTAGGAATCCATACATTTTTACTATTTCTAATGTCCTTATTTACTTCTCCCTGTCCACCATATCCAACCGCAGAATCATCAAAATTATTTTCAAAAACTTTTAAATCTTTTTCTAAAATACTTATAATATCTTGAGGTAAATTAGTATCATACCATACTGTCTGAAATGCCATAAAAAAATCAAGTCATTTGAACTATTTATTTTGAATCAATCATATAAAACAAATCTCAAATATCCCCTTCCTCCTGCACCACCTGTAGCAGAAGGACCAACTCCCCCAGCACCAGGAGCACCAACTTGATATGGATATGGAGAACCTCCAGTTATAGTAAGTCTTGTGTGAATTGCACGTCCTCCTCCACCTCCACCAGCACCACCAGTCAATCCAGTCCATGACCCTCCACCTCCTCCACCAGCAGGTTCACCAGCAACACCAGGCCCTGGAAATGGGGTTGCTCCAGGACTTCCAGGTCCTGCACCAGCCCCACCTGCTCCTGATACTACACCAGGAAATCCTCCAGCATTGCCACCATTTCCAGTTCCAGGTCTAGATGCTGCTGTAGTTCCTGATGTATTTGTTGTTCCTCCAGTTGCAGTTCCACCAGTTCCTCCACCAGTTCCTCCTCCTGGAGAACCTCCAGTTCCAGAATTTCCAATAACAGTTGAGAAAAATGATGGAGTTCCATTTGACCCAACAGTACGAGCTAGAGGAGATGTCCCAGCACCACCTCCTCCACCTCCAATAGCAAAAACATAAACTCCAGATACAATTGGATTTACAGTTACACTTCCACTTTGAGGTGTTTCAAGTATCACAGAAGCATCTGTTTTTACTCCCACAACAGTTGCTATATGCCCAGCACCACCAGTAGCACTTGACTTAAATGCTGTTCCTCCTGAAATAGTGAGACTTGTGCCACCTTCAGGAAAAACTCCAGTACCAAAAGTTTCATTATAAAGACTTGCTTGTGCAACACTAGTATCATCAAAAATTATAGTTGGTCCTGAAACTGTGATTGCCATTTTGTGGTGGTGGATAAATTACTGTTTCTGGAAATGTGGAGATTTTGTGAGGTATATAATGTCTTTTATGGGGGGTTCTTAACGGAAAACTGTGATGTTGACTTGAGCACCATCAGTAGAAGTACCAGAAAGATTTGCTGTTACAACCCTCACCAATAATGTAGTTCTGGCAGTTGTATCATCCAACGTTCTGCCCGTTAACAGGCCTCCCGTTCCCCCAAAAGACCAAGCAACTGCATAATTTGCATCAGGCATCGCAGTCGTAAAGTTCACAGTATAATCACCAGTATTATTATCAGTAATAGAAGTTACATTAAAAGAAGCACGAATAGCAACAGTACCAGTACCATTAAAGTTCACCCAGGCTCTGCAAAAAGTTCCAATTGCAGTTCCAGCACTATTATTGATAGTTGGTGGAGAAGTAGTGTTACTTTGAATTGTACCTACACTTAAAGTACTCATAGTTTATACCAGTGGATTTGGACCTAAAACATTTTCATCCCAAACTTGCTTGAGTTCTGCAGTTACACCAAGAACATCAGTTGCTGTTGGTTCTACATTATTCACAATAGTAGTCACATCTCTGAGTGCTTGTTTTTCTGTAGTAACTTCTGCAACTTTAGCAGAATCTCCTACTTCAAGTGCTTTCATAAACTCTACATCCTTTTGCTCAAGTAAAGGATTTCTCACTTCACGAATTATATCTTTGTGAATTTCTTTTGCTTTATCTACATTAATTCCAATAGGCATTTTCAAACCTCCTCATAAGTCCAAGCATTTCTGTAAGTTCTATCATTAGGAATTTCCGAAACATCAACAACTTGATATGGTTTTCCTTCTGGTACACTTTCAATTAATTTTTCAAGTGAGAGACATTCCATAGTAGGAATTATTACAGAAACGCCACCTTCATCATTTGGATAAATTATTCTTGTATTAATCATAATTCCTCAATTAAACAATAACCCAACGAGCACCAGTATTTATAGTGACTGTGATTCCACTATTTATTGTGGTTGGTCCCACAGTTAACCAATTGTAGGTGGTGGTAAGTGTTTGGTTTGCACTAATAGTTGGTTCACTACCAAGAAAATTTCCACCATTTGCACCCAAAACAGCCATTTTTTTATCCTAACAATTTGGAATTATTTATAATGTTGCTTAAATTTTCAATTTGAACTTGTTGCTCTTTAATTGCTTCTATGAGTAATCCAACAAGGTTTCCATAAGCAACTGATTTGTATCCATTACTTTCTATAACAAGTTCTGGATATACTGTTTCTAACTCTTGTGCAATCAAACCAATAGTATGAACCTTAGTATCAATACGATCATATTCTACACCTCTAAGATTAAGAACTTTTTCAAGTGCATTTTCAATAGTATGAATGTTAGTTTTTAATCTTTCATCAGAGTTTGCAGTTATAGTTCCACCAACAGTTAAGTCACCTGTACTTGCATTAAATGTAAATGCAGTTGCTGTAGTTCTAACACTTGCAGTTTGGTTTGAACCTGCTGCTGCAACAAATACTGGATAAAATGTAGCATTTGTTGTTGTGTTTGTAGCATTAATTAAAGTTGATGGTCCTGCAGCTCCCTGTGCACCTGGAGTTCCTTGAGCACCTTGAGCACCTGCAGAACCTTGTGCTCCTGCAGATCCTTGTGCACCTTGAGGTCCTCTAGCTCCTTGTGCACCTGCAGTTCCTTGTGCACCTGCAGTTCCTTGAGCACCTGCAGCACCCTGTGCTCCTTGTGGTCCTTGAGGTCCTCTAGCTCCTTGTGCACCTGCAGTTCCTTGTGCTCCTACAGTTCCTTGTGCACCTGCAGTTCCTTGAGCACCTGCAGTTCCTTGTGCACCTGTAGATCCTGTAGCACCTTGTGCACCTGCAGTACCTTGAGCACCTGCAGTACCTTGAGCACCTGTAGATCCTGTAGCTCCCTGTGCACCTGCAGCACCTTGTGCACCTGTAGATCCTGCAGCACCTTGTGCACCTGTAGATCCTGTAGCACCTTGAGCACCTGTAGATCCTGTAGCACCTTGAGCTCCTGTAGATCCTGTAGCACCTTGAGCTCCTGTAGATCCTGTAGCTCCCTGTGCACCTGCAGTTCCTTGTGCTCCTGCAGCACCCTGTGCTCCTGTAGATCCTGTAGCTCCTTGTGCACCTTGAGGTCCAATCTCGCCCATAGGACCAAAGGAGAGTTGGTTGAATGCAAGGCCGGATGTATAAATGGAACTATCAAGATAAAGAGCACTTCCAATTGCTCTTGCAACAGTTCTCAAGAGAGTTCCATTTAAATAGTACCTTACATTTGCACCATCATAAATGACATAAGCAGTATCACCTGTGGTATAAGTTCCATAAGAACCTACTATTGGAACATTACTCTCATAAATGTTTACTGTTCCACTATCAAAATAGAAAGCATAATCAATTGAAGCATAACTTGCATTTGTTGTTGGGTCTGTATTGAGACCAAACATTGCAAATCCAGTTGTTGAGGATATTCTTGCAGATGCAAATGCTCCCCTCACATAACCTTGAGATGAATATACCTGAGAATCCCAAGTACTTGCAGCTCCACCAGTTTTGGTGAATGTTGAAGAATCTGTTGTGGACTGAGTGATGTTTGTTAGGTTTGGTGTCCAATCAGAACCACCTCTTGCACCTTGAGCACCTGCAGCACCTTGTGCACCTGCAGATCCTTGTGCTCCTGCAGCACCCTGTGCACCTGCAGTTCCTTGAGCACCTGTAGATCCTGTAGCTCCCTGTGCACCTGCAGCACCCTGTGCTCCTGTAGATCCTGTAGCACCTTGAGCACCTGTAGATCCTGTAGCACCTTGAGCACCTGCAGTACCTTGAGCACCTGTAGATCCTGTGGCTCCCTGTGCACCTGCAGCACCCTGTGCTCCTGTAGATCCTGTAGATCCTGTAGCACCTTGTGCTCCTGCAGCTCCTTGTGCACCTGTAGATCCTGTAGCACCTTGTGCACCTGCAGCACCCTGTGCTCCTGTAGATCCTGTAGCACCCTGTGCTCCTTGAGGTCCTTGAGGTCCTCTAGCTCCTTGAGCACCTGCAGTTCCTTGTGCTCCTGCAGCACCTTGAGCACCTGTAGATCCTGTAGCACCTTGAGCACCTGCAGCACCTTGAGCACCTGTAGATCCTGTGGCTCCCTGTGCACCTGCAGCACCCTGTGCTCCTGTAGATCCTGTAGATCCCTGTGCTCCTGCAGATCCTTGTGCTCCTGCAGATCCTTGTGCTCCTGTAGATCCTGTAGATCCCTGTGCGCCTGTAGATCCTGTAGCACCTTGTGCACCTGTAGATCCTGTAGCTCCCTGTGCACCTGTAGATCCTGTAGCTCCCTGTGCACCTGCAGCACCCTGTGCACCTTGAGGTCCTGAGTTTGGCGTAACCCACCTCAATCCTACTCCAGTAGAACTTAATACTGAACTTGCAGAACCTACACTATTGCTTGAATCATAAATTCCACCAGTAATTCTTACATTACCTTGAACATGTAATTTTTGTGTTGGCCCTGTGGTTCCAACTCCAATATTACCACCATAAGGTCCAAGTTCAATTGTTCCGTCAGCATCTACATCAATACTTGGAATACCAGAAACATCATTAACTGAGAAGATAGATCCAGTAGTTAGATTATTTGTAATACTGAAGAGTTGTCCAGCAGAACCTTCCCAAGAAAGTGTTCCTGAATTTAAAGTATCATAAGGAACGATATCAATAATAGTACCAATTCCAAGTGCCCCAGTAGAAGGATTGAATTGAAGTTTTGTTGAAGAAACATGAGCAGTTTTGGCAATTCCAGATGTTACAGAAAGAATGCCAACATACCAATTAGAGTTCTGAGTAGTATTATTGAAAACAGTAAATCCACCATCACTTGCACCTTGTGCTCCTGCAGTTCCTTGAGCACCCTGTGCTCCTGTAGATCCTGTAGCACCTTGAGCTCCTGTAGATCCTGTAGCACCTTGAGCTCCTGTAGATCCTGTAGCTCCCTGTGCACCTGCAGCTCCTTGTGCACCTGCAGAACCTTGTGCTCCTTGTGGTCCTTGAGGTCCTCTAGCTCCTTGAGCACCTGCAGTTCCTTGTGCTCCTGCAGCACCTTGAGCACCTGCAGATCCTTGAGCACCTGTAGATCCTGTAGCACCCTGTGCTCCTGCAGATCCTTGAGCACCTGTAGATCCTGTAGCACCCTGTGCTCCTGCAGATCCTTGAGCACCTGTAGATCCTGTAGCACCCTGTGCTCCTGCAGAT